GTAGCATCTCCCCACGCCTTTGAATCATACAAAGCGTCCAAAGCATTCATAATACCAATCTGCTTAATCTCTAGTATTTGCACTTTCTCAAGATTATAATTCCACACAACCATCGCAGAGAACATTCTCATATTTGCTATCTGCTCTTTAGTAAAATTTTCACTGGGTCTTAATCTAACAGGTTTTCCTCCTGGTCCTGCTAATGTTCCCTTTGGTACAATCTGACCATCCTCAAATACCCAATACTCATAACCATTTATAGGCTCTGTTAATATCCTAATCTTGTTAGGTCCTTCTTCTAACTTCATATAATTACTCGCAGTAAATTTTTCATATCCTTCTGGTTTAAAACTCATTTCTTTTTCACCTCCTTGCTTACTAATTTGTTACCCTTTTGGCAATCCCAACAAGTGGGTTTCATATTATGTTTTTTACAATACATATATTGTTTTAAACTTATATAACCCCCACACACATGACAATATCTATCTATATTCATAACTCTTTGACCTCCACATCACATAAATCACCACAACCTATTGCATTCTTAACAGCTATAGTTAAATCAATAATTCTGTCTAATTTATCAAATCCACCAGTATCAGTAACTTGTGCTGTAACAAATTGACCATTAGCCAAATTTCTGACCATTACATAAGTACCCAATGGAAGCTCATTAAACGCAACTGTATAAGCATTATCATCTAAAACCTCACCATTAGCCATTATTCTATTAGGGTCACATCCAACACAACCATCCCAAGAATAATAGGAAGCCTTACCTACCCAAGTTTGTTTATCTTCTACCTGCTCTTCTACCTGCATAAGGTCGGAATTTGCTTCTTGAGTAGGGGCTTCCTTAACAAGAATAAATGGACTTAAAACCAATGTAGTTATTGCTATTCCCAAACCTAATCCTGTATAAAACTTTCTTTTTAACTCCTGCTCTAAATATATGTTATTCTGTGTAACAATTTTGTAAGTCACTCTATTAAACTCCCATCTTCATCAAATGCAATTCCTTCATCACTGTATTTTTCCTCGTTAATAAAATCTTCAAAAGATGGCTTTCTTATAGTTTTAATTTTGCTGGTAAAACCATATTTATATAAATCATCCCAAGTAGGATTTTTATTCTTCAAAGGATTTTTGATATTAAAACAATCTAACGCTCTATCTGTTAAATCATTCAAATTTTTTACAAGTTTAGGGTGATAGTTTTTTGTAGCTGTTTTCATCTTTGTTCCCTTCATAATTATTTACTATGTTAAGTATATACTTTTTAAACCATTTGTCAACTACTTTTGTCTAAAATAGTAATTCCTCTTTTCTTAAGGTTGCTCTTATGCCTTTTTAAGGCTTTATGAATTCCTTGTTTAGTCATACCAAAAATCCAACCTAATTCTTCTAAACTCAAACCATTCATCATATGAGAGTTATAAATTAACTCATCTTTGTAGTTTTGAAGTCCTTGATAATATTTATTTAGTCTTGGCATAGTTAATACCTAAATGGATATGTCCAGCACTAAATGTAGTTTCTTCCACTTTCGTTGCTACCGCCGAACAAATCCATTCAAATATTAACTATATATTAAACTAATATTACGCTAAAGTAGACACGTCGTCAAGTGTCTGAGTAGTAACAGGAACTAAACCGTCAAAAATATCTAATGCCTCTTTAAAAGGTTCTGAAGTATCAGCAACTTTAAGATATTTGTTGTAATAATCTTTAAACATTCTACCCAATTCACAAGGTCTAACTTTACCAATTGATTCTTTAATTCGTAGTTTATCTTGCTTTTGTTCCATAAAATATTTATCCCTATATAGCCCCCAGGGTATTTAAATCTTCAGGTATTCTTTTCTCTGTTAACCAAGCCGTTTCCTAATCATATATGATTGAGGTATCCGTTTTGGACACTATAAATCCAACTAAAGTATGGATAGGCTAGTGTAGCCCCGTCAACTTACAGATTTACTCTGTAAAGATATTGCCAATCACTTCTGAATGATTAGCCACATCTTTACCTAGCCAACCTGTATATTTATTTTGGGCGTTGTATATAGAAAATCCCGCACCTTTCCATATAACAGTAAATTCACCCTCAGTTTTATTAGTTTTACCAGACTCCTTTTTAACAATATCACCCTCATATATCTCTTTACCATTCTTATCCTTCAACCCTGTGTATTGCATTACTACATAGTCCTCATCTGTTAAAGCCCTATGTAGATACTCGCCGTCTTTGGTTTCCCAATTCATTAGCATCTCGTTTGTAATTATCATCTGTCTTGGTTTGTGCCAAGCTCGGAATTTAATTTCTCTATTCATAATAAAAAAAATACCAATTCTTGGCACTCACTTGTGTGGGTTGCTAGATTTTGGTATAATTATATTGTTCACTGTAATGTGAATTATAACTCACATTTAAATTAGAGTCAAGATTTTTCTTGGCTCTTTTTTATTTATGGATTAAATATGCCCCAGCAAAAAAGCAGAGGCATAGGTTCACAGGCGGCTTAACTCACCATATATATATAATTCGTTGAGACATAATATACCCCCTGATATACCATCTAAATTATAGCATAGAAAAAAGCCCTGCTAGGTTATTAACAGGGCTAGAGATTGACCACCTCCTTTCTATACCAGAGAGATAGGATATCTTCCTGTAACTCCGAACTTCTTATGTACGAAAAAGAATAGTTGTTCGGGAACAGAAGCTACGCCGAGGTGTTCTTCGCCAAAAGGGTCGTCAGTTACGAAACTCCCATTGCAATAATATACAATGTCGTTGAAGCGTTTACCTGTATTGATTGAGTGAAAGTGGCTAAATAAAAAGTGGGTTAGCTTCATTTTATTACGGTAAGCGTTTGCCCATCTTAAAGACTGTCTACTGAAACCATAATCTGGTAATGAGTAGTACATTCTTATCATATCTCCATGACAAGCTAAAAATCCATGCCCTTGTATTTTGAACATAGACTTCCAGTCTTTCGTATTGATGTGCCACTTAATTCTGGGTTGCAATTTAGTTGCAGCTTCAAGAGACTTATACATTACGAAGTCCCAGTTTGTTGATTTTGAACTTGACCATTTAGAAGCGTTTAACCTTCCGTGGTTTCCTTTTTGGCAGTAACATTCTACTTCCTCAAAGTTTTCCAAACAGAAGTACAAAAACTCCGTCAGCTTTGGCAGACCAATACTAAATATCTGGTCTATAATTTTGGCTGAGATGTGGTCTATTGCTTGAGAGGGATAGACACTTTCAGCATCTATAATGTCCCCATTCATAACAATGACCAACTTTCTAATAGGTCTTATGCTTCGATGTGCTTCAACAATACTCATCATTGAATTTTGAAGAACCTCAAGTCTTTTTACAAAGACTTTATGGTTGTAGGACTTAGTTTGTTTACCAATGTGGATGTCAGACAATAAAAGTACCGCCACTTCCTCTTGTTGAGCATCTTCATAAACACGAACTTTAGGCAATTTGATAGGTGGGATACTTTCTATTGAGTCTGTTACCACGCTGATAATTTTATCCGTCAGACTTCCCTCATCTTCGTATTGCTTAATGATGCGTTCATACTTCCTTCCTTGTGCCTTTAGGCGTTTAATAATTTTCTCTGGATTTTCAACGTTCTTCAAAGCAAGGCTCTTGGACATTTTAACCTCCTTTAACATCTTTCTAGTATGTCTTTCCTTTCTTACCTGTTCTCGTTATTCTTCTCATTTGTCTTTTTTGCATCCATCTGTTCCTGTTCATAAAGCATGCAGTATTCCTTGAGAAGTTCATTGAGCCTTTCAATGAGGGTATCAACTTTCTTGCCCTCGTCCCGCAATCTGTAAAGCCTGTATAGCTCATTTATTACCTCCTGTAACATTGTGTACCTCCTCTATTATTTTTTGACGGGTTTTCATTTTAAACCCTAAAAAAGAGGCTTTACTGCCTGAAGTAAAACCCCCGCTTCCAAAGTTTACCTCTTTCTTAAAGTGTCTAATCTAGCCTTTAATTGAGCTAAAAATACTAATGCTACGTTTACAACTCCTGTGAGAACGGCACTATCAAGTTCTAATGGTGTCAGGTATTTAATAAGTTCTCCTATACCAAAAGAGAGTAAGATATAAATCGAAACTTTTACCTCTTTAGGTAGTTTATTTATAAATTCTTTTATCTTTTCTAGCATTTGTTTACACCCCCTTCATAAATTTATCTAAAATAATTTTAATAATTGCATTTATATGTTCCTGTATTGTGTAATTACTAGATGCCGTAAGCTCTTTAATCCTTTTTTCCAGTTCTTTTATCTTCTTGTTTGCCTTATCTAGTTTACCACCAATTTTATCTAATTCTTTTTGTTTGTTATTAGCATCTCTTAAAGCCTCGTTCCTACCTTCCTTATAATAGTTAACACTTTCCTTTAATTCCTCTATCTTTTGTTCTAGCTCCTCAATTTCAACTTTTAAAAAAGGGTCTTCCAATACATCCACCCACTCAATATCTTTACCTAGTGGGTCAATATACCCAGCATACCCATTAGTTCTATCTCTAGGCTTTGGAAACACACCAAAATGCAGGTGGGGTCCAGTAGAGTTTCCTGTATTGTCAGAAAGCCCCAGAATCGTCCCTGCTGCGATTTTATCTCCAACCTTGACCTTAAACTCCTTTAAATGTGCATATATAACTCCACACTCATCATTTTCTATCTTCACATAATTTCCATAACCATTCTCATCATAAGCTCGTTCAGTACACACTCCATATATGCACGAATAAAGCTCACGACCAGTAGGAATGCCATAATCAATACCATTATGACCCAAAAGACCATACACCCCATACCACTCTGGGTGTTCTCCAAATCTTTGTGTAAGATATCCATTTCCTTCAAATAAATTCTTTCTTAATTTTATTGCCATAATTATTTTTTATCTTAATAAGTTTGTAAGTAAACTTCCCAAACTTGTTGTTGCTACAATCCAAAAAAACCTCTTTAACCAAGCAACGTCTGTTTTGACTTCCGCACTATCCCTCTTCATAGAACTCACACACTTACTCATTCCTTGTATATCACTCTGTATATGAGCAATATGGTTAGTTTTGATATCATTTATATCATCACATATAGTAGGTATGATAGCTTCTAAAGTTGTTACTCTTTCTGTAAGTGTTCTTTTCATAAATCCTCTTGAAACATGAATCCTGCTGAAGCACCAAGATAAATTTGTTGAATCTCTCCCGATGATAACGCCGTATTCAAAATTGCTACCTCATCTATTTTTCCGTTAAAATATCTTGCATTGTTATCTCCATTTGCACCTATTGTAAAATTTGAACTTATTACCGCTAAAGAACCTGTAACAGATTCTGTGTTAATTAAAGAGCCGTTTATATATGTCTTTACTTTATTAGCACCAGAATCATAAACCATAACTACCATTTGATAGTTAGAAATATCCCATGCATAGCTATGAGTAAATTCTCTTGGTGATAAATTATCTAAAAGATAATGTACCCCACCAGAATCAACATCTAATATCCTCTCATTTCCACCACCACTTGCTCTTAATCCTATTATTGCACCATTATTTGCCAAGTCTGGTTTAACCCAAGCAATCCAAGTTTGACTACCTGTAATATTACAATTAGCCGCACTATTATATGCTTTAGCATTAGGTACAAAATCTTTAGCACCTCCAAAAGCTCCTGTTACATCATTTATAGTACCTGTAGTAGATAGGTTATAACCATTAGGACCACTATCAACAAAATCACCATCAAATCTCCAATAACCTTGTAGGTTAGGATGTCCTGAAATAGTATCAAAAACAGCCATTATATATTCTGTCCTATTATATAACCCTCATAATTTCCTGCCGAGGTACATATAAAACCAAATACATCTATTTTTGAAGCAGTTGTGGTTAAAGTAGGTGCTGACCCTCCTACCCATTTAATCGTTGTAAACCATGTGACAGTTCTTGAACCCGTACCATCTTGAATAAGTCTTATAACAAATCTCTGTCCTACAGCTACATTACTTAAAGCTAAAGTTCTATTTCCACCTAGCGTTACTTGTTGAACATTTCCATCTGCTAAATCAAATGTTACTGTAGCACCATCTGATGCAGTAACTATATCCTGATAACTTCCTTGAACAGCTTTTATATGAGAACTTGAATTACCTGTATCTCCTATTTCTACATCATCATCAGCATTTTGTTTAATTAAGTTTCTCGACGCTGTATCTCCTGCATTTCTGCCTGCAAATGATTTATTATTATCCAAAAGAATTCCCTCAGCCTGATGGCTATCATATGCTTGGTCATTCGCTACCATACTATCTAATTTAGCTTCTGTAATAGTATCACCAGCCGTCCAAGTGACAGATGTATAAGTTGTACTTCCTAGATTTGCACTCATTTAATTTCCTTCAAATTTTTACATACTAACTTTGTGTTCCTACTACGACACCTGCTGTATCACTTCCTGGTTTTGAGGTAGCTATCCTCAAGTCACCAGTTGCATCTACCCATATCCACGAACCTCCTAGTTGTAGTGCAATATTTCCAGTTACAGCATCAACTCTAGTAAATGCACTCTGAAGTGGGCTAGTACCAGCAGAAGCCATTGTAATTAAACTACTACCATCTGCACATTCTGAGTCAATAAATAGTGCTACTCCATCTCCGTTTTGGTCTATTCTAACTCCGTCTTCTGTACCATTGTTCCTAATTTCTACAGCATTTATTACATCAACCCCAGCTATACCAGAATCACCTATTTCTATTTTATCTGCAGCAGTAAGCTTAACTAAATTTAAGTAATTACTGTCTCCTACGTCTCTAGCGCCTAACGATTTATTGTTGGCTAAAGTAATCCCTTGAGCCTCATGAGAATCATAAGCCTGGTCATTTGCTACCATATTGTCCATTTTGGCTTCTGTAATAATATCACCTGCTGCCCAAGTGACAGATGTATAAGTTGTACTTCCTAGATTTGCACTCATTTTTTGACCTCTTTTGTCTTAAATTTGGAATTCCTTTTACCGAATTCCCTACCAATTAAATTTTCCTTTGCTATTTCTAAAGCTAGTTTGGAAGGCATTGTAGTATTAGTTCTAAAATCCCTTGTGTCATTACCACAAGTACATTCAAAACCCAACCTCCCATCAACAGGAGATATATTAACCGCCATACATCCCTTCCACTCTTTCCCTGTATTTTCTGTTATATAGTGTAAATCACACCAATCAGAGAGATTTTCATCTTTTGCGTAAATATAGGCTATATCTGCTCCACATTCACCACAGGTTATAAGATATTTCTTCATCCCTTTTTCCTTACTTTTAGGGCAAGTGTACATAACAACCTCTAACTTCTTCTTCATCTCTACTATATCCTCCTGACACTTACAACCTGCTCTATCAATCGGTAGCAAGGACACTATTCTTTGTTTCTTTGAGCCTTTAGAGGCACACACTTTTCTTAAAATCTTTTTAGCCATAAAAATAACGCAGGGTTAAATCTGCGTCTGTATTATAATTATACCACATTTTATAGTCCAATAATATTAGTTCCATCTATTACAGATGTTCCAATCGTAGCCCACACTTCACTTTCAAATGCAGTTACTTCCCTTAAATACAATGTTTGTGTAAATACACCACCAGATAAATTACCTTGTATTCTCATAACACGGTAATCAGTAGAAGTATCTAAATCTTGGTCTGTAACCTGAACTTTATCCATCAGTTGAATCTGTGGTAAACCTTGAACTGTAAGTCTAATCTTTCTGACAGGGTTAGAATACTTATAAACAGTAACTTTAGCTAAATATGCAGCGAAAGAAGATGTATCTATTAAATTATTTTGAACTGTTAACTGACTTTCACCATACTTGTTAATGGAGTCTGTATCCTCATATACCTCTAATATTTCACCCACAACTATAGCTGGTTTTCCCCTTAATTGTAAAAAGTTGATATAAGCTTTACTTGCGTTATTATTTGTTATAACAAGTTTAGCGTCATTAGCAAATTTACTTATATCAATAGAAATATCCGATGTTATATCCGAACCTGTACCACCACTCCCAGTATAAGCCGTATAATCGGTTGTACCAACAGGCGTTGTAATTGAGGATGCGGGATTTTCAAAGTTAGCCCAAATTGTAATACTTTCTCCTCCTAGTATCTCCTCTTCTTGTGCATCTGTCCATATAACCTGTAAAGATTGAACTTCTCTAGGATTTGCCTTAACTATACATTTATTTACAATCACACTAGACTCATCATCTTCCCATAAAATAATATCTGAAGGGTCTATATCCCAAACTTTTACGTTATAAGGAGATAGTTGAGGTGCTCGTCTAGTCTCAAATCTTAAAATACCCTCCTCATCTTGATAAAACATAGCTTGTTCTGCTTCACAAACTTGCCTTATTCTAGCTCCAGCGGTTTTATCCTTATCAAACCAAGCAAACCCTATCGTATTTAAACCTGTATCTAAATCAAACTGCGTTGAACCGAAACCTACATTAGTTAATATATCCTCAATAATCTCATCACTTCTTTTATTTGTATAAGTACCAGCGTCTAAAGTATATTCGTCTAAATACTTCGTGTAATCTAAACAGTTAATACCAACAGTTCTATTAGATTTATGTTCTTTGGGAGTTCTTGTCAATCCTTTAAATACAGGTATAGTCACTCCCCTTCCTAAAAGTTCAAGCCCTATATGTGCATTTATTGGTCTATTAGGAATGAGAGCCGTACCAATAGTTCCATTATAATCAGGAGTAAACCTTAAGTCAGAATTATCTAATACAATGTCCATTAAAGCCATTGATATACCACCAAAAGGCTCTATCAATTGACGGTCATACTCTATTCTTACAACGTTTTCTGTCTCGTCATAATATGTATATAAGTCAGGCTCTGTAACAGCGGTTTCTTGACCTTGTACCATATCAATACCACCAACAACGGATGAACCTACTATAGCAAATGCCGTAGAGTCATCTTTGACACGTTTCCAAGATATTTTTAAACTATGCCTTAACTTACGGAAGTATGAGGTAACTGCATCATCAAAGGCAGTCCATATCGCAAGTGAGCTTTTACCCGACCCTAACACTATACAACCTCCGTTAATATGATAATCAGGTCTTCCCTGTATTCGCTACCTTTAGTATTATATTCTCTTTGTGTAATATCCATTTGGCACTCTGTACTTGGGATTGCTAAATTAGCCTCTGTAGACTCAAAATCAACGGTATCTTCTTTATTATACTCAGTTAAAATGTTAGCAACCTCTGTCTGTGTTAATGCTTGAAAATGTAAAATATATTGTTCTTTCCTGTTTGTTATATCTTTTTTAGTTGCACCTGTTAATGTTGTCACCGTAGCACCACTCTCTATTTGTTTTCTAACAAACTTCACGGGTCTTGGTAGTGTTAAATCGTTTATCTTATAACTCATGATATTAGTAAACCTCCTCCCACAGGTTGGAAGTATTCCTCAACAGTTTTATTTTGACTTCTAGCAATTTCAACCAATTTACTATATAACGCTTCAGCGATGTTTCTTTTCTCTGTTTCGCTTCCAGCATACATTCCTAAATAGACATTTAAAGAAATATTACTAGTAGAACCACTACTACCGCTACTACTTTGTTTAAACGTTGGTATAACTTCTTCTCCGCCATGAACTGTTGCCAATACAGGTTTTCCAATAGGTCCTGGTACTATTCCACCAAACTGGTGACTAGAACCACCCCTCTCACTGGCTTTAGATGACATATTTAAAGCAGCTTTAGCTTTTTCATATAATCTCTGAAACCAATTAACTAAATTACTAACAGCATTAGAAACAATCTGAATCAATGCTGTTAACTGTTCAAAATATGAAAATCCTGTTTTCTCTTTTACAAGTCTATCTAAAAGATTATAAAGTAAAGCAAACCCCGCACCCGCTGCAATAAGAGGAGCTAGTGCTACACCTACAGCAACTATAGAAGTAGCCAGAGAGTACATAGCTGGTACTAATGCTCCTACAACCATACCTGCAAGTATTCTAACAGCATCTTGATTTTGTTTTAACCAATTTACCGCTACACTAATCTTTTCGGTCAGAACTATTAATCCGTTAATAAATTGTGTAATTATAGGTAATAGTTCCTCTCCTATTGCTACTTTCAATTCGAACGCCCTAGTTTTTAAAGCAGACATCTTACCATCAAAAGTCTCTGTAGCTTTTGCAGCATCTCCACTAAATATAGATGCTTCTTTAAGAATACCATTATATAAAGCTAATCTAACATTAGCATCGCTTGTAACATTTCCTAATTCGGATGCAGATAATCCAGCTTCTTTTAAAATATTAGAAAGGTTTTTAGTAATACCAGCGTTATCTACCATTATAGAATTCTGATTTTTTAGACCTTGTGTAGCACCTACTATGGCTTGACCAAACTCTAATGTCCCTTGTCTATTAAAAGCCGCAGAATCCTTAAAAGCATTCATTAAATCTATCGCTTGTGGTAACGAAAACCCTGTAGCAAGTAAATTCTTCAAACCAGTCGCTGCATCTTTTACAGACATAAGACCATCACTAGCCAGACTCTGAGCTGCCATAGTTGCTTCATCTGCACTTATATTGAAAGACTCAGCAACCGAAGTAATACCTAACATAGCCTTTTCATACTCAGAGGCAGCACTTACGATACTCTTCGTAGCTACTGCAAATCCCGCAACCAGAGCAAGATTGGCTAAACTGACTCCTCTAATAGCAGTATCTATATTTTGAGAAGTCTTTGTTAAAGTCATTCCAGCACTTCGAAAACTGGTAGCAACTTTTTTCATGTTACCAGACAACTGGTCTTTAAGCTTTATTATTACACTTATATCTATATTATTTCGCATTTTTTGTTGCCTTTTTTATACTATCAGACTCAATTTGATTGATAGACGATATTATACTTATATTACTCCAATAAACATCTAATGGTTCTTCTTCAAACTCCTTTTGTGTCAGTCCAAAAGTCTTTCTGTACTCGTAATCTGTAACTACTTTTGTAGCCCACTTGTGGTCGTCATCTAAATCTTTGTATTTAGCCCTCTGCGCATAACCTCTAAGAATATCCTTTATTGCTGAAATTCTGGCGTTACTGACCCCGCCGATAAAAAACTTAACGCTTTAGTAATAACATCAGGTGGTAAATCTTCTAAATCATTTTTAGATATATCTATCTTTTTACCATCTGCACCAAGTCCTTTACCTTCAATAAAGTTATCCTTTAAAAGCTTTATAGCGTTATCAACAGCTCCTAGAACCTCATCTTGTTCCAATTCCTCAATATCAAGTGGAACAGAATCTAATACCTTCTTAAAGTCTTTAACAGTTAATGCTTTAAACTTGATATAAGAACCTTTCCACCCATCACCGAGAAAATCCAATTTGAATGTCTTTTCTAGTTTAAATTTACTCATTTTAGTAACTAACTACTCCATTAACTAAATCACAAGTTGAGATTATGTTATTCCCACCAGACACATCATAATTGGCTCTAAAAGATAGTGTTTGTGAAACTATCTCATCTAAAGCATAATCAGGTTCCCATTCGTAAAAGTCTACTCTTGGCATCCTAATTGTTAAACTTGGATTTGTTGAGCCACTACCAATTGTTGCGTCAGTGTTAGTTAACTTAATCTCCATAGCCCTCTTTGTCGCATTTGTAAAGTAGTTTTTCCATGTCTCATCTTCATAATTTAGTTCTACTTCACCTTCTACTGCCATCTGTCTATTAAGTATATCCTCTGGAGAGGCTGTACCTAATACATCATCAAGCATTAAGTTCTTGTTAATAGAAAGTCTCAATCTCTTTACAGAACTTGCGGTTGCAGCATCCAGATTTGCTAATGTAGCAGCAACTTTAAAAGAAAGATGTTTCTTTGTAAACTTATTCTCTGCTGTTATAGCAGGAACAGTATCACTTGAACTCTCTGCTCTTTGAGCCAAAAATGCAATAGTAAATCTCACTATTTCATCAAGTTCTACAAGTATCTCCATTGATTCAATCATCGCTAGACTGTACATCTCAGTCGTATTTGGGTCTTGAACTAATAGTGCTAGAGATTGATGTTGATTTGTCTCACTCACACTAAAAGAGTGTGTGTACGCTTCATCAGCAGGTCCTGTGGTTGAGCAAGTACCTAATAGGTTGTATAAAAATAAACCAAAAGAACTATCTCTTACCTCAGACTCTAAATCTCCTCCAGCCCACCTTGTTGTAATAAATGTATTATCTGAATCAGCTATTACTCCAATACCAGCTTGTTCTCTTACCGATGTCACTTTGTCATCTACAGAAAAAGACAAATGAGGAACTAAATATGTAGGAGTTGCACCAGCACCTCTAACAGTTTCTTTTGCTACTCCTATTTTTAATCTTCTACCTATATATTTGGTCATTTACTTACACCACCTCTCAAATTTAACTAACTAACATCTATACTAACTCTCACCCTAACATTTATCTCCGCCATTACTAGCTCTTGGTCAGGCAATTCGCCCCACCTGCTAGGATGAGCCAATATGTTTAAAAAAGTATAACCTGCAGGGAGGCTAACCCCTACGGTTCTTGTTGACGACCCTTTCTGGTCATCTTCATCAAATGTATCTATTACTTCATCAACAAGTTCCTCTAGGGCTTGAAATGCTTGTTCAACCCCACCTGTTTTTGTTTCATAGAACATTCTTATAAAAAAAGCATAAGTTCTTACATTTTCTGTATTAGTTTCATAATCTGCACTATTATCACTAGGTACAACATACCCAGCAGGATACCCACCAAACTCTAATCTAGGGTACGAATATACCTCTTGCAGTTTAGTATTATTATTTAGTAAATCTACTATTTGTGGTCTTAATACCTTAAACGACATTATAATCCTTTCAACCCATCATTTATTACAGTCTCAATATGTGTAACAAATGGCGGTTTACTTCCATATAAACTTCTTTCAGCTATTTCAGCACCTTCTTTTAAGAAAGGTCTTGCACCCATCTTCCAAGTACCCTCATGCACATATATAGCATAATAAGTATGAGGTGCTATTCTAGCCTCTAAATTACCTATAGTTGTCGTAATACTACCTCTCATTAAACCTGTATCTACAGGTGATTTAACTTTAGATTCCCTTTCTATTGCAAAAGCGAACCTATTAAGTTCTTCCTGTAACTTAAATCCATCAGCTATATCTTTAAATGCTTGTCCTACTCTTTTAAACGTAGGCGTTACTGTCATTGTAAAATTACTCATTTGCCTCCTCTATCAAACATTCTAGGTGTTGATTAGCACCATAATCCATCTTTGCAATTTCCCTAACTATATAATTAACCCCATTCTCATCTGTCAGCCTGTCTCCTTCTTTTATGTCCTCATCAACATCAAACCAAGCAAAATATCCCTTATTTGTCAAAACATCTATAGCCTGTGTAGATTGCCTGTCTAAAGGCTGTAAAGCCCCCTCTGCTGTTGCTGTTGCCTGAAAGGACTTCTTATATCCGGATACAGTTTTGTATCTTTTAACTACTATATCTTTATCAAAGAACCTTCTAATCGCCATTAGTTTCTCAAGCCTCCTACGCTAACCCTTGCATATTTGTCAAGAATGGATTGAACCTCTGCATTCTCATTGACAAACTTGCGATAGGTAACAGCATAGTTGCCTAGTTTTTCAGATTGTACTGATGGGTCAGCCTTCCTTCTATTCCACATTACAGCAATCAGCTTCCAACAAGCATATTCAACATCTCCAGCCTCAGTGTCAGCTAAAAATGTGGTTGAGTTGTCAAAATCAAATCCTGCTGTATAGGTAACCCTATAATGTCTTGGATAGTTTTGAAATTTCATACCCTTAACATACTCAATAATTCCATTATCATAATCTACAAAATAATCCTCACTATCTATAGAGTCCCAATCATCCTCGTTACTAGCAGAGCTTCGTCTTGATAAAGTAACGGATTCTGTTGATATAACAGGATATTGCTTTAACCTAATAAATTCTGAACCATCACCATCATAAACCTCATTTGTATATGTAGTCTTTTTAAATCTTCTCTCACAATAGTTTTCTATAAACTCTGTAGCTGTCTCAATAAATATATCTATAACAGCATTATCCGTTGCAGATAAATTCTTCAACTCTAAAAAATCTATTACTCTATCCCTAGTGGTTAAAGCGTAACTCTTATCTACAGCCATTATTTAATAGAATATCCTTTCTTTCTTCTAGGGGTCATCATCTTATTTCTACCCCTATACAACTTACCAGCCCCTGCTTCTATTAAGCCATGAGCTATATTATTAGTTACTTCAACTACCTCGCCTTTATTACCTAGATAGGTCTTTTTTAATAATTTAATCTTTTGCATTAAACCTCCAAACTTATGCCCACATTATGAGCATAACCCCGAAGGGGAGGATGAGGTTCTCACCACCTTATTTGTTTCGTGTAGCAATCCCACTCAAGCTGTCCTCACAGCATCTCTACTTTAAAGTAGAATATTAAGCGTTAATCAGTTTAGCAAATGCGTTGGTATCAATACATTCACCATCAACCCTAATCTTTGTTTTGATTTCCATAGAGTCTCGTCTCCATGCATCTCCACCTTCCATAGTGGTCATAACAGTTAGTTGCTGTCTATCACCAATTATGTAGTAGGAGAAATCACCAAACACCATTTGGTTGTGTGCTAAATCGTTTTGTTCAAACAATCTGTAGCCATATAGTCTTTCAACCATATCGTTGTCAGGCTGTCCTGGCGACCAAATGTAGTTGTTGTTGGAGTCCTTTAACCTTCTCAAAGACTTAATAACATTCTTTGGAGCAACAAACGCTGCCCTTCTGGAATTTCTAATAGTCTGTGGTACTGAGTAAATCAAGTCTATAACATTATCAAAGCTAATAGCGTTACCAGCGTTAACCGCTGTACCAAGTGAGGTCATAAGACCTGTTGGTTGTGCAGTTCCAGAACCTGTGAAATAAGCTTTGTCCTCTGTTGCAGCAATCACTTCAGCAAATAGTTCAAGTATGAACCTGACAATGTCAATATTTGCATCTGCAATTAACTCTTGAGTTACAGGTAACAAACATACAAGTTTGTAAGGTGTAAGTTCAATCTGTCCAAATTCTGCACTAGAAGTTGTCTTTGAGGCATACTCTGCTGTCCAGTAGGCTGCAGGTTTTGCTTCTAAAGAATTTAACTTCAAAGAGTCTGTTTGCATAGGAATAATCCTTGCAAGCTTTCTCATTACAGAATAATCAGGTAAAATCCTCCAGATTTCAGCTTTCAATTCTTCAGGAACTAGGTAGCCACCATCTGCAGCTGTACCTTCGTTAAGAGCTTTGAATACTCTCTGTGCCTCTGCATCCTCCTTGTACATAACAAGGGATTTGAAAAAGCTAACGATTTTGTCTTCCTTTGATAGGTTGTTAAGGTCTTTAGGAAATCTAAATCCTGCGAAACCTGAACTCTTACTAAACATTTTACTCTTTATTTCATTCGTGTCCGATTCGTTAAGACCTTTTGCTGTCTTAATTGCTGAAACTATGCGGTTAGTAAATTTATCCAGAGCTTCCTCTGTTACTAACGCCTCAGCCTCTTCAGGCTTTTGTTCATCAGCGGGGACATCTTCTACTACTTCGGGAGCTTCCTCTTCTACTGGTTCTTCTTCAACTGCTTCTTCTTCTTCCATAACTTCTTTAATCAATTCTTTTAGTTTTTTATCATCCATTTATTTTTTCACCACCTTTCCAGATTTAATCATCCTTTTTATTTCTTTCTTCATTTGTTTTCTTTCTGCTCTAACCTCGTTTCTCAATGACCTAATATTATATTTTATAAATCCTAGTAATTCCTGATTAAACGAGGACTCAACTTCCTCATTAAGACTTTTTAATATCTGTTCTTCTACAAATCTGTAGTCTGGTACAGGCTTGTCAAATTGTGCGTAATGTCTTTTCAAATGATTGTAAATACCTCTCCTGTCTTTATCGGGTACATTAACTCCACCCCTTGCACCAAGCAAAGATGCCATTGCAGCCGCTACGCCTCTCCAATTAGTAACAAGTTTTCCCCCTCTAACATCATGGTGAGGTAATTTGTAGGAACTGAGTTTATCTGGATTCTCTTTGTCATACCAAGCAAATGCTCTTTTATATTTGCCCATATCTTTACCAGCCCACTCTTTAACTCTCTTTTTTGACTCACTAGCATTCCAACTAGCAGAATCAGGTAAAGTATCGTAAGCTCTAAAAGGAACAACAGCTTTCTCCTCTACAATATCTTCCCAATCAAGTGATTTAATACCAGCATCCCTTAAAACAACTCTAGCATTAGGGTTAGCGGGTACGGCTACCAAAGAAATCTCTAGCAGTTCAGACTTTGTTATTGTGTTACCATCTCTCTCAAGTGGTATAAAACCAACAGAAAATGCGTTTAAAAAGCCCTCTTTAACCTTTCTAAACAATTCAGCAGCAAATGTATCCTTCATGTCAAATTTAGGTTGAAACATCAAACGTTTTCTTTTACCCTCGCCCTCAAACCAAAGCCTTTCAACTTTTCCTATTGGAGGTCTGTACTCCCTAACATTATGCCCCCATAATAATTGAGGGTTCATATTGAAGTTTGTTAAATCCCATCCATCAGGGTCTATTCTATCTCCCTCTCTATCTACAATACCATCAGATGCTACAGCTGCTTGTATAACACCCTCTTCAGCACTAGATTTGTCTACAAATGCTTTTGCTATTAACTTTTCACTCATACTATCTACCTCCTTCTGAGAATTTTTACTATGGTCTGCTACCCATTTTTTAGCCTCTACCATTGTCCATTTTTTAACGTCAAATAAATAAGTTCTAATTTGCTTAGTATTACTTTCATAAAGCGCTTTTATACCTTTCGAAGCAGAAATAGTAATAGTTACTATTCTTTCCTTTTTAGGCTTTTTATATTTTGGGTTTGGGACCCTATGATATTTTCCTATTGTTTCTGGCATTATCTTTTTTTACTAAATGGAATAGGTAAAGACAAACGCAAACTTAACCCTTACCTACTCCACTTAACAAAAAAAGACTTAAAATCAAAGCACACCGCTCTGGTTTTAAGCCTCTAAAAAGGACTCGTGTTAGACTGTACCGTCTTTATTGAATTTATATATTTAACTGTACTGTTATTTTATCACTTTAGGCTGCCGAGTGTCAATAGTTTTTAGCACTTTAGGCATAATAGTGATAGGGAATACCATTTTACATCTTCTACATTTGTGTTTAGCATGAAAGTATCCAGATGTTATAGAATAGGATACATTCTTTAATACAGGTGTTCCACAATATGGGCATTTAATATCCGTATTCATTCTACTCTCCTATTAAACAAAACTTTACTATTATCCGCACCTGCAGCAAACTCAATCCATCTCTTCCTATTTATTGGACCACTCATCTCAGCCATTAACTCAATAGCCTCTCTAAAGTTAGTATTTATCTTAATAGCCTGTAAACAGGCATTTCTAGCCTTCTCACCTTGTCGGGACTGCCAATAACACCTAGCTAGTTTAAGATACGCCTCTGCTTTTTCTGCTGCCCATGTGGACACTTTTATATATTCTAAATACCATTTAATAGCCTCATGCCAAATTTTCCTGTAATAGTATTCTCTGGCTAAATAAAATTTCTCTCTTATACAATTAGGGTTCTTTGTTACCTCTTTAGTAAGTATTCTAAAGGCTCTATCTGGGTCTTTCTTATGTGCTGGACTGTATCCATAAGTTATGGTTACATCAACATCCTTGCTACTTTTAACATTTAAATAGTTATGTATTGCTCCTAACCACTTAATCTTGGGAGAGTTCTTGTAAACACGAGGAGACTTATGGAGCATACCATCTTTAGCAGATTTAACATTACAACTCAATGAGTCATATTTATCTGGTAATTCTTTTAAAATATCTTTTATCTTCTTAATACCGTTCTTCTCTAATGTTTCGTCAGCATCAATAACTAATATCCAATCACCTGTCGCTTTAGAATTAGCGTGGTTACGGGCTTCTGCAAAATTATCATTCCAAATATAATCGGTAAACACCTTGTCTGTGTACTTCTTGGCTATTTCAATAGTTTTATCAGTAGAACCTGTATCACAGATAATAATTTCATCAGCATTTTGGATAGATTTAAGACAACTCTCAAGCATGACCTCCTCATCTTTAACTATCATGCAGACAGATAAATTCATAGTTTTATTATATCACGAAGCATCCATTATTGTTTTAACACTAGCTATAGCAGTATCATTTATAGTTTTTACTGAGGCAATAGCGGTATCATTTATAGTCTTTACTCCCGTGGGACCTGTACCACCTGCTGTATAGGTGCAGTAGATGGAGAATTTATGACTTGATGTAGTTGGTTCTAGTGGGTCCGGATATACCGCATTATGAGTATCATAGTTATAACTTTCATAACGACTCTGACTTGTAGCACTATCATACCATATTCGCTTTTGACCATTTATATAATCTCCCCATATACAAATAACATATTCTGTAGAACCAACTACATCTGGTTTCGGTGCAGAAAAGTTAAAGGTATATTCCTGTGCGTCTGCGTGGTCTAAAGTTATTTCCCTCTCCTCTGTTTGTCCCTTTTTCTCGTAATCAGTAAGAAGATATAATCCACACTTCATACGAGCAGTTACAGAAGTTGTTGAATAACGACTTAACCAAGCTGTAATACTAACTGCATCGCCAGCTTCATCAGCATTGGAAGAAAATACTGAACCCCAAATATAATCCCCATAACCCCTCCTACTTCCACCTGCGGTTAAAAATCCCATTGTAAACCCAGCAGCGTGCCTAATAGGATATGTAGCAGTATTTAAAAACTCTTGTGGGATAGTAACAGATAATATACCCTCTTGTATATTTAGTATCCCCCAAACTTCTTTTCCTACTGAATCAATAATTTTAGGTCTATAGATATGTCCTACTTTTCCACACTTATATTCTTTACCACCGACATAATTTATTGGATTTCCTGAATGGTAAACAGCATAGGAACCAACTATATTTTTTGGTCTGTGAGTAATTGATTTACCATCTTTATCAAAAACATCAGTTTCGGTAGCAGAAACTCCATCTGGAGGTAATTCTTCTTGATTAAGTGGTGGTTGATAAAAGAAATCTAACCCTTTGGTTTCTAAAGTAAACTCAATTTTGTTAGAAACAGGTTTCTCTTTTAGAATAACCTCAAATTCAAATCCACCCTCTTTCAGTTCGTCACTTACAGGTAACTCATATAAATGGACTTCCTTTTTCTGTCCTATTAGTTTAATTTTCTCATCCTCTGTAGTGAGAGTTTTAGGTTCAGTATCAACTAATCTGAATGAAGCGTTAACTTCATTATCCCAACGCATTATCTTTAATTGTGGGTAAAATTCTGGTTGTTTAGAGTCACCAATTTCTATCTCTAGCCTATCTCTAGGGTTTGACCTAATCTCTTTATAGGAATAATTACCGAAATTCATGTATTTTTGTTTCATATCATGTATGAGTAAAGTACATCATAGATGGATTAAAGAATATACAATCATCCGTTAATGCGTACCCAACTGGCTGAATTACATCATCTGTTCCACTAGGCTGTGTTTGTGTTAAAGTTCCAACAGCTGTAGATACATATATTATACTTGCTTTACCTGGTCCAGTTGTCCAATTCCACCCATCATTTCTCATTACTCCAAATAATAATACATCTTTAGTTCCTGTACCTGTTTCTAAAGCTAAAGCTACACATGGACTCGTAGTGGAGGCATCTGCATCTGCTGTATCAAGATGTCCATCCGCTGCCATAAATAATGGAGCTCCAATACCTTGTGAGTTAGTATCAACCGTAGCATCCTTCCATATTAGTCCACTAGAGGTATCATCACTTCCTGGTTCTATCTGTAGCTGAATATCATATCCGTTAAGAACAATATCTGAAGATAGGTTACCACCTTGAGTACCTGTAGCACCAGTTGCACCTGTGGGTCCTGTAGGACCTGTGGGACCTGCAGTTGTGGGACCTGTAGCACCAGTTGCACCAGTTGCACCTGTGGCTCCTGTAGCTCCTGTTACACCCGTAGGACCTGTAGCTCCTGTAGCACCTGTGGGACCTGTGGGTCCTGTTGCTCCAACGGGACCAGCAAACAAAGTTGTCAGTATCTTTGACGCAGTATCTTCTCCTTCAATATACAAAGTCACTGTCTTATCAGATGCAGAATCTGTATAAGCATACACTTTAAAAACTAACCTATCCGAAATTTCCAAACCTTCAGCAGCGGACAGCACTTTCTCACAACTATAAAGTGCCGCCGAACTTCCAGACATCTCTCCTAACTCACCACCAGTATTACAAATTTCTGTTTCTGAACCACCCAACGACCTCTTATATAAATAAACCTTTAACCTAGTATCACCAGCATCACTACTAACGGCTCCAAACAAATCAAGTTCCCAAATTCCTGCAGGTATCTCATTTACTCCAGGGTCTCCTACATCTGTGATAAAACTCTTTAAGAGGACTTCCCCATCAGTATTTTTAAATGTCTGTTGATATGTTACTTGAGTACCTACATCTCCAGGATTTCTAGTCATCGTATCATAACCACCTATATCGGAATCAGTGCTCTCAAAATAATATTCCACTCCAGTTGCACTTGTTCCAGTTGCACCTGTAGGACCTGTGGGTCCTGTTGCACCTGTAGCTCCTGTAGCACCAGTTGCACCAGTTGCACCTGTAGCTCCTGTAGCACCTGTGGGACCTGCAGTTGTGGGACCTGTGGCTCCTGTAGCACCTGTAGCACCTGTAGCACCAGTTGCACCTGTAGCACCTGTGGCTCCTGTGGGACCTGCAGTTGTGGGACCTGTGGCTCCAGTTGCACCAGTTGCACCTGTAGCACCTGTAGCACCTGTAGCACCAGTTGCACCTGTAGCACCTGTAGCACCTGTAGCACCTGTGGGACCTGCAGTTGTGGGACCTGTGGCTCCTGTAGCACCTGTAGCACCTGTAGCACCTGTAGCACCTGTGGGACCTGTGGGACCTGTGGGACCTGCAGTTGTGGGACCTGTGGCTCCTGTAGCACCTGTAGCACCTGTGGGTCCTGTAGGACCTGTTGCACCCATAGAAGGGTCATACGCATCAAGCTCACCTGTGAATGGATTAAATGTCCACTTTATACTCATGTTTTGGTTACAGTATCTAGGTTACCGCTACCATCGTAAGTAAGAGTCAATGTAGCTACCGTAGTACCTCCCGCACCTCCGTTTTTATATACGACAGAGGTCAAATTAGAACCTGTATAACCTAAATCCAAGTAATCATAATCTTCAGGAACTAACTTATTTAACACATCCGTCTGTAAATGTCTATCACTGTCTACTAGAGGACTAACTCTGTTACCACTTGAATCCACAAAAGGAATAATCCCTGAACTAACAGCAGTCTGAATAGCTTTATAAAAATTACGACCATCACTCAACCTTACAGGTACTGCCTCATCCGAGTCCTTATTTTTTATACTAACAGTCATACCTTGCTGTTTGAGTAAGTTCAACAGTTTTAATATATTTCTCGTTTCACTGCTACTTATATCATCTAACCAGTCGGGTTTACTAACCTTTACCTTCTCTGGAAAGGAAGGAATTTTTATATCCTTTAGATTAGAGACCTTCATTTCTTTAGGATACTTTTCCTGATTAACAACCTCAGCCTTTATAACCTCTGGTCTATTATTGACAGCCTTAATCAATCTTTCAATATTTGATAATATGCTCTTATTATTTTCATTGCCTTGTTTTTCTATTTTAGTATATATATCCTCTAAAGAAGATTTAAGAGCATTAAAACCCTTATAAGACTTGGTATGTATAGTCTCCTCTAAAGCCCTTTCTAACCCTTTAACAGCATCACCTATCTCAACATCTGTTTCAGCATTTTTTAAATCTTTAAGCTCACTATCTAACTCTTTAATTATATCTTCTGGATTATCCATTATTTTTTATAAACTCTCTAAACTTATTTCTTAAATCCAACAACGCCTGTGTTAATTTGGTCTTTTCTTTCTTTGCTTCCTCTTTAACCTGCTCTACCTGTTTATTAGCATCTTCTTTTATTTGCTCCACCTGTTTATCAGCCCTCTCTTTGACCTCTTTAACCTCAATCTTCTGTTGTACTTTATTATGAATTTCATCAAGTTTTTTCTTCTCCTCAATTTCTTTTTCTTTTATCTTTCTCTTTACTTTTTCAACTATAATACTTTTATTTTTAGGTCTTACCTTTTTAGTTGCAATTACAGGTATTGTTGTACATCTACAATTAGGATGTGCTGGAGGTGCGTCTAACTGACCTACAGCAGTATTAAAACTCTTATTTAAAGGAACTACAACACCATCCAAAGGTAGGCAGGTTTCACAAGTTCTTTCATCCAACGCTGTTAACCACTCTTTAGCACTCACAACACCTGACTGCTGATATGCCTCAATAGATGCAAAGTTTGTAGCCCTCAATACCTCAGTTCTTGCTATAGTTTTTGCTCTAGCCTCTGTTGCTGACTCAAATACATCTGTAACTCTATTTTTAAGTTGTGGTATACTCTCTTCTAATATAACACCCTCAGTCAAAGTCTTTTTCAATTTCTCTATTGTTACCTCATTAACACTCTTAATAAATGACAACCCCTCTGTTTCCAAAAATCTAACAACCCTTGCTGTTGATACATCTATATTTTGTCTTGAGCCTAAAAAGTCAAATATATCAGCACCCTTCTCAATAATGATTGTTTTAATGAAAGGTTCAAATATAGACTTCCACCTTCCAAGCATACTCACCATATCAAATACAAAATCATCAACCTTGCCCTTTCGGTAGTCTTTTCTCATATACTTTACGTACTCAAGGTTGTTTAATACTTCCTTCTCCTGCTCTTTAAACAACTTCTTTAACATCTCAATCATCTGCTGCTCTTGTATATCAGTCTTAACAATCATTGCCTTCCAATAGTTTTCTTTCTTCTCTTTACTTAAGGATATATCTTTTACCTTTTGCTCCTTATCCTGTTCCTCTTTTAAGTAGTGTACTAATAATTGTTTTAAGTCATGTTTTATACCCTTCTTAAACGCCTCATCTCGTATTTTTCTTAATCTCTTATGGGGAATAGGTGCAACAAACTTTCTAACTTGTTTATCTTTTTGCACTTCTAATCTTATAAATCCATCTGCCTTATCACTCTTTTTACCAAAGAACCCTGCAATCTTTTCTCCTACAGCATTTAGTGGCTGAAGTGTGAATGGTTTATAAATTACATCCCCACCCTCAACTGGTGGCAAATTTTCCATATCTCTCACTTCATTTGTTGTTAGCCACCCATTAGTCAAACCACTCTCATATATCTTTAAATCTAAATCTCTATCTGCTGGTGTTGGGTCTTTAAAGTCAAAGAATAATTCCTCATCATCCCACTCACTTAAATAAAACTCATTTAAGTTTGCAACTAATTGCACCATTTTAGGCTTTATTACTCGTTCAATAAATTGTCTTAATGTAGCCTCAGCATTGGCTCTATTAACATCTTCTGATATACCTAACGCCGCAAGAGGCATTCTAAACGCTGATAATATCTCATCCCTAACAAACTTCCTCTGTTCCAAAAACTGCATGTCCCCTGGTGTCTGTGTTACTTGGTCAACCTTAAAACCACCAGATAAGAATGCAACCTTATGAGCATTTTGTCTTCTCTGGAATTTAGATTTCCACTCTGTCATAAATCGTTTAATCTCAGCTTCTTTTAGCTTCTTATCAGTTGTAAATATCAATCCAGGTAAAGCTGAGTTATAAAAGAATTGTCTAATCCAATCTGCACTAAACTCATTTATGTCAACAGCCTGTGCAATAGCTTTAACTACACCAAACCCTCTATAAGCATCCTCTGGGTTTAAACTCTTGAATGGAACTATATCTTTAGCATCAAAATAAACTGTATCAATATTATTTCCACCAGGACAATACTCATAACCTTTTATAAAATTATCCTCTGATGGCACAATCTTCACCCAATCGGGTCTTAGTGCCCACAATTCGGACACTCTACCTGAATTATCTCTAATCTTTGCCCAATACGCCTCACCTGTTAATTCCTTATAAGTTTGAGTAATATCAATTAACTGCGAAAAGGTCATAAAATCATTAACAAACTCAAGTAGAGATAATGCCTCATGCTCATCCACCTCTTTAATTGTACTTCCCGATTTCTTGTATAGTTTAACCTCTATAGCAGATACTTCTGCTGCAATAGTGGTGATACAAGCATAAACAAAACTCCTGTATGAGTCCAAATAATTTCTAGTATTAGGTGGAGGCGGTACAGGCAAGTTCATTATATAACTTGGTCTTTGTACTGGTATCTTTCCTTTTGCCATAATAAAATAAACGCACTTCTGCGTTTGTAATAACATTATACCACATTTCTAAATGTGCGGTCAATGTTCAAGCTATATAAAACCCAACTTTATTCTCATCATCCAAGAATGAATGTACCGCATATCTAAAGGAGTCAACAAAATCATCTCTTATCTTAACAGGCTCATCTAATATTTGGTCACCCTTAACCTTCCATGAATATGTTTGGAGTTCCTTTAAACCATTAACCGAAGATTTAGTTATATACAACTTTCTACTCTTTATCTCATTTATACCTGCTCTAACACTATCTTTACCCTTTGTAGCAGCAATAACATTATAACCAGCATCTTCTAACTCTTGTATTCTTGATGGGTCTTCGGCATCGGGATATATATAATCATCCTTAGACACATTTAGGTCTTTCATTCTAGCAATTAGCTCTGGTGTAGTCATATGGCTTTCATAAATGAGCTCATTAACATATATATCATCATCCTTCATTACAACCTCAGTCAATACTGTAGGATGGTTATAGCCAAAATCTAGCCCATAAATATGCTCACCACCTTCAGGTAACTCATCTATCAATTCATATTTAGTATAAATCCTAGCCTGTTTAACTCCTCGTTGCCCAAGACCATAAATATTCCAATAATTTAAGTCCAAAGCCTTATAACGCTCAATTTCTTTAACAACCTGTTTAGGTAAAAATGGATTATCCTTATAGGTAGATATAATAAGTTCGCAGTCTTTTCTAGTTAAAACATAATCATAAATCCAATGAAATTCATCTGAAGGGTTGTAGTCCATATAAACACGCTCATTAGTACGCATATTAAGCTGTCTAAAGGCTTCAAGTGTAAACTCATTAGCCTCATTCATCCAAAGGTAATCACGCCTTCTTGAACGAACTTTCTGTGGCTGGTCTAAACCAAAAAACTCTATCTCATTACCATGCAATACATAT